GCCAAAAAGAACATCTCCACCGGCATTTACAACCAAATGGCCAGCCGGTATTGATTCTCTTATAGACCATGTTCCTTTATCTGTGTGATATACAAGACCTAGATTATTTATTGGACTCCCATCTACAGGAAAATGTACAATATATTCTCTTCGCTTTTTGCTATATACAGCAGAGGCTTTGGAGATTGCATCTTTATTTATGCGTTCAAATGTATCTCTTAAATGAGGAGTAACATTTTTTACTGTCGGATTATCATTGTAGTCTAGATTAATGTTGATGCTGTAAATGCCATCATAGCTCAAAAATAATACTCCAAGTCCAACTACACCTGTGATTGTGTCTGTTGCACGTGTGCCAATATATTGTGTGAGATTCGTTGCAGTAAAGTTTGGATAGTCACCACGAACAATATCGATGGAGTATTCTCGGAAAATCAAAAGATTGTTGAAGTACGAAAATAATCCTGTCAATCCTCCACCTTGACGATGAGCCAACGTCAAGAAACTTAATGCCGCATATCTATCTGGTTGAGCTGGATAACTATAGTACAGAGTTAAATCATTATCTATACCACCATCTATAAACAAACAATCCTTGTAGACTCCTAAGTATCTACACTTCATCGATGGGAACGCAATGGAGTCAGTTGTCAAAGGTGCTGAACTGCCCAAAGCACTATCAGTAACGTCATCAATAAAAAAATCATCTTTATTGTTGGGTATTTCAGAAACAAAATAATAGATATTGCCATCATTGCCTCCATCATCTGAAAAGTTTTTCGTCCTGTAAACCCTTCTTGCAACAACATCATTATTGCCAACGGGGATTTCGATTACTCCAGCAAGCCGAATATTTGATGCCGGAGTTTCCCATTCAATCGTACTGCTTTCAGTACTCAACGGGCCTTCAGCACCTGCTGTATTAACAAAAGAAACTTTGTATTTATATTTATTTTCTTTTGTTGCAACAGCAATCCCAAGTCCTTTATTTTCATCTGCACCAAACCAAATCGAAGCCACATCTCCACTTGCACCTGTCAATGTAGGATCAGTTTCCATTCCCCAAAACACAGGAGAAGAAGGAAGATTATCAAAACCCAATGGATACTCTATTAAATAGTTGGTAGCATATGATGTACAGGGCCATAGGTGAGTTTTACTTGGTCTGTCATATCCATTCGCATACAAAATAAAACGTCCAAACTGAGCATACTGTGTACAAACCTCTGTTGACTTGGGTTGTGTTCTTCCTGTTGACAATGCATTCTTTTTTAACGTACCATCAAAATCATTCAGCTGGTACAAAACACCTGCTTGTTCGAACAAAATAGAATCCTGCGCTCCTTGATGCCGTTGTACATAAAACAAACTATCAACACGATTCGTTACAAACGGATTAAATGTACTGGCATTGCTGTCATACTTCTCATACCCAATGCGATTAGTCCAACCTCCTGTATACTGGTCTACCTGCCAGTTGATGAGTTCCATCACAGAATCTTGTGGTTGTGGGTATTGTTCGTGAATACCCTTAAGCATATCTATTTTGACATTGGTATCTTTCATTATACTCTCTTCAAAGGAGTCCACATGGGTACAGTATCAACACCGCTTTCTTTCATAAATCCTTTTACAAATCTTCTGGGCTTTTGTGTCAAGAATCTTTGTTCCATCTTTATAAGTTCACGTTCATACTTTCGTCTATAAATCCCTGCCAATGTCGGATTGTCATGTTTGTTCAGTATGTCCATAAGACAAGCGTATGCCAGGACCAAATGATGTGACTGTGGAAGTTGTGGTGTGTCCGTATCTTCTTGCAATCTAGGAGGACGGTACACATATCGAACCGAAAGATGAAAATCTTCATTCTGGCGAGGATACAAACGTATCTGTTGATTGTATCCATCATAGAAACTATATCGTTCATTCTCAAGTACAAACGTTCCTGTCTCAAAAGCAGTTTGAGTAAAATCTATGTCTATGTTACCACCACCACCTACATCTGCTTTGGCTACAAAATACACACCTTTAAAATCTTGGGTGGTATTGGCATTGTATATATAAAAGTTACGCGCAAAAGGTATTCTTGATGCGAACACAGGTACAGTAATACGTAACTTTTGAGTATCACTCAGTTGTATGGGATCAGAGAATAAAGACAATCCGCTTTCCATCTGATGCTCATCTCCATTTTTAATCCACTTGACGTATGTCTGTGCCACACGAACAGATCGCACACCTTGACCTGCCGATGCGGCGGCAACAGCACTGACAGCTGGGCCAACTGTAGGAGTCTGCATTGAAATGCTGTCTTGCATTATCCAGTAGTTGGGAATGTTTACTTCGTCCAAAGGAAGATTGTAATACTCATCTTCATACCGAGTCAAAGGAACAAATCTCCCTACATCTGTGGGAGCGATTGTATAACTGCGTCTTCCTACTTGAAGAAGAGATACACAGTCTTGGGGTAAACGTATAAATCGTTGTTTAAAAGTTATATTTATAGCAACAAACGTTGCCATGCTTTCAGCAATAAAAAATCTTGTTAAGTTTGACGGATCTCTGTAAAGCACATCATATTCGATGCCATTTATTTCTACAATGTTGCCTTCAATCCACTTGGGTAAATCTGTCGTAGAATCAACAACAGTAAGTTTGGAGATCGCTACATATGAACCAGACGCTGTTCTTGATGCATCTGTATATACTTCTATTTTTTTTTCTTTCTGAGCAAAGGTAAATGCCTTCTCGGAGAACAACATACGATAATGATGATTAACTACATCATCAATCTGCTCTGTATATTCTTTGTTTGCCGATGGGTCATAGTCAATAATGTTGGCTATGTATTGGCGAATCTCTTGTAAGTTCATGCATCACCTATATAAAAAGGGGCTAGGCTAGACCAACGGAATAACCTAGCCCCAAAACACAATACTATATATTAAAAGCTTGGAAGAACGTATACTGTAGCAACGTTAGTACCACCAGATGCTCCTACAGCAATCGCAAGAATGTGCGCTTGTTGAGTAACTGCACCTGCACCTGCACCACCACTACCTTCTTTTTGATCAGAACGATAAGATGGAGCAACAACAGCACGTCCAGCAGTAGATGAACCAATAAGACGATAGCCTTGATTGATACCTGTATCAACATTCGCAGAAATCATTCCACGAATACATACACGTATATTTTCACCAATGCCGGCAGCAGCAATCGCAACACCAATACCCAAAGAAGATATAGGAGTAACAGTAAGTTTTTTAACATACAATGCTTTGTCACTGTTGTCCGATTTGTCAAGATCAAGACAAACAAAATCACCAGCAGAGATAGCTTCAGAAGCAATGAACACTTCTTCGATTCTACGATCTGACACATTGACGGAAGATCCAGTTGTATCTGCCGCAGAATCAAGTCGTTGTAATAAGTTTTGAGTAGCCATTTTATTATCCTTTAGTTAATGGTTGCAAATGCATTTACAAGGATACCATGACCAGACAAGTTTGCTGTTGCAAGTTGTGTACGAGTCATAATATTAGCAGCCATAGCCGCGTATCCAGAAATACGTTCAAACTCACTCATTTCAAAGTAAGCATCACGATCAAAATACAAAGACATAAGTTTACTGTTTAAGAACATTGCATCAATAGTACCACTCGCGTTTCCATCTGTAGTATATTGACCAGCAGCACCACCAAAGACAATAGCAGCATTTTGCATATCAGTAGCTGTACCTGTGTTGGTTCCATCAAAATCAGCGGCTACCCAAGTTTGTCCAAGATTCGGCTCAACATAAACTTTAGCACCATTGAACATAAGTCCAAGTTTACCTGCCATGTCTCGTTGTTCTTGAATCGATGTGTATCGCTCTTGATTAAAGAGAGAGTTCTTGTAAAGCTCATAACAACGAGGAGACATAAGAATAATGTCAACTTCGCCTTCGGGAGCATATACTTGAGAATCAATATACAGTTTACTCATTGCTCGGAAAAGACGAGTAGCTTGATCAGTCATACCTGGGAAAGCAGAAGGTACATCAACATATTGATTCTGGAAAGTTGTTTTATAAGTATTTCTTGACAACTCCCCTACACTTCCTGTAGTTTGGTCGCCAAAAGGTTGTAAAGCAAACCAGCCTCCAGAACGTGAAGGATGTAGTGATTCTAGTTCAGAAAGAACAGTAGAAGTATTACCTACAACTTGTTTACAGAACTCACGTTGCAACATGCCCATTACAGACTTTAGACGGGCTTCAGCAATGTTTATTACTGCACGATCGCCTTTGTTGGAAAGTTGTTCTTTTTCAGTGATTACTACAGGAGCAACAAAGTCACACCAGTTGTATTCGGTTTGACGAAGAGGGTCTTTGACAGCAAGGTTTACAGATTCATACCCACTGGAAAGTTGAGTAATCATACTGTGTTCTGTCATGATGGCTGGGCAGTTTACTTTGCTACCACCATCACTCTCAATAACTGCTCCATGTGAACGGATAGCATCAAGAAGAGGAATGTTTTTAAATGTATTGTCTACCTCACGATCTTTTAGGATACGCAGGGTTGACGCAAGAATGTCTGGTTGGATGGGCATGAAAGCCTCCTACGTTAAGGTTGTTGGGTATCGCACTCGTATCCTTTCGTGAGGGGAGTTGCTTTAACGTGTCCTATTTCTAGGGGAATCAGCATTGCGACATGAATAATGTATAACATATTTATTTCTGTTGTTTCAACAAATGTTGATACAAGTCAGCCGCCTTCATGGATGTAGCACCTTTGGGCACTGTCGTTCCCTTGTTCTGACCCACACCTATTTTGAGTCCACTTGCTTTGGCCGCTTTCTGAAATGCCAGCTGTTGCATTTGTGTTCGTTCTGATGCGCTATGTGAACGTCTACCTTTTACAATCCAGTATGCATCTTGCAAAGACAGAGATTCATTATCCAAAAGGGTTTGGCGCACTTCTGCTTTTAATACATCATCAGTTTGTAGATCTGTATGTTCAGACATAAATCCTTTGACTTTGGCTTGTGCGCTTGCTTTCATCTGTTGTTCGGCCATTGGCTGTAATACTGACTGAAGTTTTTCTGCAACAACTTTATTTACATATCGTTGAAACGAATCTGTATCGTATGGGTCAAACTCTCCTGCATCTTCTTCTGCAACTTTTTGTATTGCCTTGTATTCTTCATTGTTTTCCAAACTCATCTTCATTGCTTCAATATGTTGAGCCTGTTCTTGAAGTTCTTTTCTTTGCGAAGAAAGTTCTTGGGTTTTTCTTGTATAGTCTGCACGAAGTTGTTGCATCGCACGTTGGCTATTTTCATCTGCCTGCTCGTACAAAGTATCCCAAGATTCACCATCTCGTAATCCTTCGGGAGTCGGGGCAGGCTCTCCATTTTTTTCCGCATTGTGACGTGACAACAACGCATCTACGCGTTTGTCGTAATCATCTTTATAGTTATCAAGTGACGGCTTGCCTTCTTCTATTGGTTCAGAGACCTGGACGGTGTCCTCTGATGTAGTGTCGGCTTCTATTGTTGTTGTATTTTCTTCTGACATATTATATCCTGGATGCAAAGAGTTCTTCGTCTGACATTTGTGGTTCACCTTCAGACATAGGCGATTCTTCTACGATTACTTCTTCTTCTACTTCTGGTTCTTCTGGCATTAAAAAATCTTTAAATGCTTCATCGGTAACCAATCGTTGCAACAATGCAGAAAGTTTTGCAACATCTTGATCGGAAACAACCTGTGACAACTCCATATCAATAGCAATACCTGCGTCTTGGGCTACTGTCATAATGGCCATGATAACATTCACAAACTCCATTGGGAACATCGTTTGGTCTTCTGCAAATGTAGGATACGGTTGTTGTTGACCCATCATGGGTAGTATTTGATTCACAGTATCTACCAATGCATTTAAAGCAGTGGCAGTATACTTGCCTTGTGGGGATGCAATTTGCATACCTTCTTCTTGTGCTGAATCCATACCTGCGCCAATGGCTTCGGCCTGCATCATCATCTCTTGTGGAATAGACATATTATCTCCTATAAAACTTGTGCAACGGCTTGAGGAGAACCTTGTTGGCCTTGCTCAATCGATGCGGTGGGGGAAGGTTGTTGAGGGGTTTGTGATAAATCTTGAATACCTTCAACTTGTGTTTCCATAAAGTCTTCCGGTAAATCTAACTTGCGAACCAACTCTTGCAATACTTTGTCTGCTGAGACTCCCAGCTCCATTAAGATAGGAATAGATTGCAAAAAGTCTTGTTTCTTTACTGCCTCGGAAACAGGTGTTGCTCCGGCATCAAGAGAGTAGAATGAAAAATCACCATTCAAGTCATCTGTACGTATGACCTCAGTACTACCATTGATGACAACAACATCTGCTTCATCTTGCAAAAAGATTTTCATCATCGAAATATAAACACTTGCGGCATGTTCAATCATTGCATCTCGCTCTCTAGCCAAACGTCCAATCTCCGAAGAGCTATAGGATGCCAATGCTGTAATCTCTGTGGCTGTAGCGCGTGTAGCCTCACCTCTTGTAAAGGGAGCAAGTACACTGCCGCGCTGAAAATCATCGTTGACTTGACGAGCATATGTCTCTAGTTCAGCTGGTACAGGAGTATGAGGAACAGGTTGAATCGAACCTGCAAGATTCTGAGAAGGAGACAACTCCGCTTCAATGTATTCTCCGTCTGCACCAAGAGCCAGTTTTGCCATGTCTTCATCAGTAAAGACTCCCTTCTTGACTACCCATTGACGCGCTGATCTCCGTACCATCGTTGATTGATAGGTACGAATAATGTTTGTCTCTTCTACTTGGCTGTAGACTCTGCGTAAAGCAGAATAACCACGCATAGGTATATCTGGTTGACGAGAGAAATATAAAGGCACGATAGGAGCAAGAGGGTTATTGGCTGAATCTGTAAAGGGTATTTGATCGTATTTTTGTACATCTGTATTCTCTCCATCTCCAATCTCAATCTCCACACCATCGAACAACCACTTCTCACCATTCTGGTAATCGGGACTCCAGACATACATTTTGTTATTGGCCAAGTCATAAAACTCTACAACCTGGATATATTCAAAGGGAGAGTCAGTCTCTACTCCGCTTTTGTTGAGTTCTGATAAATCAATACCCATGTAGTTGGAGTTTAAACTATCGTTGTCATAATCCAAGAAGCGAACCAATCGATGAGATGTATATTTTTTATTGCCATACTTCTCTTTCGCTTCTTCCAGTGTAATGTGATATCGATGCCCAACATACTTCTGTTGTTGCCAAGACGGGGCATCTTGATCTACAATCACATCCCATGCAGGTACAGCAGACACACCTACACGTTTAAAAGGGTCTGGATGTTGTGTCGCATATAACTTTAAAAATGCACATGGGTATATTAAAGCAAGACGAGACACATCTTCAACTTGGGTTCTGATCTTGTCAAGGAACGCATTGGATAGGGCTTGTACTTTGTTTGAATCCCCTCTCCCTCGTACATCACCCTTGACAATCACAGAAGGATTCCGAGCATACAACGAAGCAATATAGCCTTCGATGTATTCATACGCACGTGTTGTTTCAATCAATACTTGATCGGGTGCGTAGTTCTTGTCCCAATACCGAGTCATATATGCGGCTCTCAGTTTGCGCAACTCTGCTTTCTGTCCATCCCAATAGGATTCGTGTTGTCGAAACAACGCATCTGCTATCTTGGCTTTCATTCTGCACTCCTGTAAGGCAATCGCATCAATCGTATCCGTTTTGCTCTTTTATGGCTAATCAATCTATCCATCAATCCCTGCTTTGCATTGCGAACCATATAACTTGGTATATCTCTAGCACACCTGTAGGCCAATGCCATTGCATCCGCCATATCATCATGCAACCCCTTCGGGGCTTCTGGAGCTACTTTGTAAATCGTCATACTCCGTAACTCCATCATTGTAGTCATGTCCAGTCTTGATAACATATTCGCAGAAATCATCTCTCTTAAAATCTCGTAGGCTTCTATTTTGCTCTTGGCACTGGTAACCCAATGCTTGCCTTCGTTACTATACCACAGGTTTGTATACCCATAATCAATCAACTTCTGTATAACCACATGACCATGATTATTGCTCTCAGCCAGTATCAATGCATTATTAAACTTTTGACCAATCACCATAATCTTTTCGGAAAACTCTACAGGAGAGATTGTGTTGCAACGATACTGGTAAACAACCTCTCTTGAAGACATAGACACAACGCATATACAACTATAATCACCACCAACTCCACCAGCTGTATCTACACCGATTGCATATACATCGTCAGGATAAACCTCCTCATACTCTCGTTCATTCCCATCAAATATAATCGGCTCAATCTGGTCCAAAGCATCTGGGTCAAAATAAGCAGACGAACCAAAGCTAAATGCATCATCGATACTGGCAGGGTATTCTCGCTTAAACTTATCAATGCCAATCGTAGCAACTTGTTCACGTCTCCACTGCAACTGATCATCATCTAATCCATACAACTTACGTAGTTTGTCTTCCAGTTCAGTGTAAATCATGTCTGTAGGAGCAGGAGTCCTGTAGTTCTGGTGTTGCCACCACCAAAATGTAACCAGTGTCCACCCATTGTCGGGAGACTCCTTGCACAACTTGTGAAATATATCTCCAACCGTATTCGGTGTGGACTCAATCACAATCTGTCCTCTCCCTACTGTAGCCACCACCTGTGCCAACACCTCTTCTTGATCTGGATAAAAGGCAAACTCACTGAGATGTGCCGCGTTCAGAGTGAAACTTCTTGTTCCTCCAGACGAGCGAGCAGTATACGATGACAATCCAGCCTGCGTATCATCGAAAATCAAGTCTGTTGTATTGTCGATAGAGCAATGTCTCTTCAACATCTCTGGCAACCCACCCAAAAAAAGATTGTCCATCTTACGAAGATGTTTTGCACTACGGTCATGGAACGAAAGAACACCATACTTTATTGGGTCTTTCGATGTGTATATCTTCCAGAAAGCATATGCCCTCAATACAGTACTCACACCAATCTGACGAGGCTTGACTACAACAATCTTATTACTGGATTGCACCTGCTTAAGCAACTGCTCTTGCTCTGGATATAAATCAAACTGCTTGTACGCACCACTGTACTTATCCTGGACACGAAGCAACTTAAAAAACTTTATCGGGTCAGATAAAACTTCTTGAAGGTTCTTTCGATGGCGACGAGGAACTTTGTACGAAATGTAGGGAATCTTACCCATTACTCCTTAACCAGCTTTAAAATCTTATCCATCTCTGTATTGTCCTCTACTGTATACTTACCCTTTACTCCCTTCTTGTTGCGGAAAACATCAATGACATACTTAGCCGCATTGACCTTCGCACCATCATTTGCTGATCCCTCCATCACAATCTTCAGAGTCTTGTAGGCTGTGTCCAACAGATTGCGTTCACGAACTTCTGTATCAAGAAGAGGCTCACTGTACTGCATAACCAATGCCTTAAAATCAACCTTCTGCTTCCAACTGACAATCGTCTGTCTGGAGACCTGGCACTCATTCGCTATCTGCTTTAAACTTAAATACCCCTGCGCTACGAGAAGGGCCGCTTTCTTATGCTTGTTCGTAATCTTCATTGCCATGTTATAACCTGCTGATTTGTATCTGTATCTCTGGTTCTTGGTAATCCGCACAATACCATTTCTGTGCAAGAATCTCTACTACTTGACTATCATCATGCCACACCTTCGCATCATTGCAAGCATCTAATACAAGTTTTATGTAGTTATCTATGTCCGGCTTCGTTGTCTTCAAGATTCTATCACCCTTCTTCAAAGCCTTTGGACGCTTACACATAAAACGTAAATACACAGCAACAGGAAGATGCTTCTCGATGGTATCCTGCCTCTCTGCTGATAACACATCCGCTATCTGTTGCGTTGCCTCTTTGGTCTTTTTCGGTGTATAAGTCCTCCCAAGTTTACGAGTAAAACGGGGACGGCCCTTTGCTACAGGATTCATCTTTACAAAAAATACCTGCACTTTTGAGTTTTGTTTATCAAAACCTTTTCCTAGATTATCATACATGTTGTCTCCTTAAACACTGTTTCTATAATACTACTATACACTCCTGTAAAAGTTGAATATGTAAAACGTGCTTTAAACGGTCTATAACTGTCCAAACCCAAAAAAGTAACGCAGATTTTTTAGGGGCTCCCCCCATATGTTGACATGCCAAGATTGGGGCCCCCCCCCTACCCCTACTGAACGGATGAGCAGTACATTATAACTGATATGAGTTATACCAGCTGAACACCTGTACAGTACTGAACACTTGTACAGTGGTAAGACTGGCTTATCCCACCACCACTACTGAACACTTGTCCAGTGCAAGAGGTTCGCTCTTGCCACCCGAAGAGAACACCATCAAGGGATGGTGTCACATAGCGCGTGCATCCATTGGAGAAGCGTATCGGGTTAGCTCCTGCTCTGCACTCGCCTAAGAGTTTGACTAGCAAGGGTTCAAAGGGGGACGCCCTTTTCACGGCTAGTCAAAATATAGTGCGGTCATTCCCTGTCCACTGTGAAGAAGGCGGTGACGGGTTTAGCTAACTTACACAAACATAAGTAACTTACACAAAAGCAGTTTAACAAACTTCATAAAGATAACAAACTTCATAAATGACTTGTGTAACTTACACAAAATATAGAGTGCTCGCTCCTGTTCGAACGGTTGACTCAACATTATATAGATACCTGCACATTCCCCTATATTGTACCGATTCAAGAGTAAAAGATATCTCTTGATATCCCTTGAGCACTTGAACACTTAGCCCATAGTCAAGCATGTACCTATGTTATAGCCGTTCATCATCAATGAACACCAACTGATCAGTAGAACGCAATCAATGAACATATATATATAGATGAGAACGGCCACGAACACACAAAGAACCACGATTGAAAAAAAACTTTAAAATAATCCTTGACAGTTCTATACTCATGGCATAAGATAGAGACATGGAAAGAGGAAAAAAAAATAATCTTTTCAACAACCACTCAACCACACAAGGAAACAACATGACCATAACAGAACTTGACAAGTTTATCAGAACACTCATAGGTACAATAGGCAAGAGAAGAACACTCAAACGATTATCCACATTTCTCCCATTAGATCAGAGCGCAACATCAGCCACTGTATATACTGATGACGGCGGGTGTTGTAATGAATACGTACTATGTGACAACACCATAGCAAGATTCAAAAGCAACCCCCATACTTTGGTAGGTGGTATCTATCCCCCACAACAACAAGAGGATGTACCATCTTTGACTTGGTATCTCCAAAGCATAAAAGGATACATGTATCGTAACGTATCGCAATAAATCCTCCATGATTATCCTAGTCAAGATATAAAACTGACTACTCAACCACAACCACCCAAGGAAAACAACATGAAACGATATATCTATATAGATAATCACGAAGTACCACTTATTATAGATACTGACATGTATGTATATGTCATGGGCTTTGAACCTTTTCGACCTATCCGAATAAGAGCAAGAGATACCAAAGATTCATGGTTACTATTCATCTCATCAGAAGATTGCACAGCATACTACTCAACCACAACAACCCAAGGATAACACTATGTCAAGATATAAAACTGAACTACACGAACAAATAACTAAAATAAATAATCAAGATAAAATCACAATACAAATGACAATCACA